GATTTGCCTAGCCCCTTGGGGCGCGGCTTATCCCATACTGGGGTCTTTGCCATCACTCATCCTCCTCTTCGTCTAGCCCTTGCAGTTCATCCAGCCGCTTTTGCATGCGGCGCTCCAGATCATCCAGTTCCTTGTCCAGCACCTCGTAATCCGGCGTGCCATCGTCCAGAGCTTCGCGCTCGGCTCGGCGCATGGCGGACTTGAACTCGCGTTCGATCTTCTTGATCTGCAGATCCTGAATCGCCAGCGATTCTTCGACGTTGTACTCCTGAATCTTTAGACCGCCGAGGGTACGTGCCAGCAGGTAGCCCGGGCTCTTGGTGATGCCGGTGATGCCTTGTTCACCCGTCATAACTTCTTGGGCCGCTGTCATGTTGCGCGAGTTGACCACAGGCGGGCTGATGATGTCGTAGCCGAACTTGGCTGCGTTCCATGCTTTCTGCAAGCCGGTGTCGGTCGGCTGGTGGATGGGCTTGCCAGTGTACGGATCCACGCCGCCGAGGAAGCCAATCGCTGCCGAGATGAACGGGCCCCCCGGAGTCACTACACCCGGGATCCAGTTCTGGCCGAAGATACCGTTGGGCAGGCCCTTGGTCATTGACATGAACGGCACGTAGTCGCCCAGCTTGTAGTACACCGGGTTTTCCGAGTCGCCCAAGAACGGGATGCGGATATACATGTTCGGGCCGAAGTTGCCGAAGAACACGCGCTCACGCATTTGCTCGGGCAGTGCCTTGCGGGTTTCATCGTCATCGTCGCCGGCCATTGATGCCAGCGCCACATCCAGCAGGTAGTAAGCTGCAAGAATGTTGGCGATCTTCCACGGCTGGTGCAGGGCGATGCGTGACAGTACCGGGGTGACAGCGTAGGCCCATGACACGAACGGCATCACCGACTGGCGCAGCACACGCACAGCTTTCGAGTCGATGTCGTAGTCGAGGAACGCGTAGCGGGCAAACGCGCCAGCCTTGCGAAGCTGCTCGGTGGTGGCAGACTTGGTGCCTTCGGCGTTTTGCAAGTCGCCTGCTTTGGTCAGGAACGCTGCCAGACGGAAGACGTTATCCTCGGCGGCGTACACCTGCATGGCAAAGCGGTCAGCTTCTTCGGCTAGCTTCCCAGCCTGCTGCACCAGCTTTTGCGACTTGATCTTCTCGTAGTTGGTAAACGCGGCGAGGCGCTTCATCAGCGTCATGTCGTTACCCACGGCCATGTTCTCGCGCCATGCTTCGTAGAGGGCTTGCTTGACCTCGGCACTGGAATAGTCGCCCAGCATGGCACCCGAGTTCATGAACGAAGACATCATCTGCAGTTCTTGCGCGTTCAGCTTGCCCGGCGCTGCTTCATACAGGGCGAGGATCTTCGCTGCACGGCCGATGGTTGCCATCGGGATGTCATGCATCATCGCCAGCGTGATGTTCGAAGCCACGTTGGTTACGTGGGTGCCGGGGTTGAACACCGTCTTCGATTTCTTAAACCAGCGCATCGCATTGTTATATGCACGCCAGTTCACCAGCGGCTGCCGATCCGACATGTCAACCATGGCCGTCCACACCGGGCCCGACACATATTTGCCTGCCAGTGCGCCGTAGTTGTTTTCGCCTTTGCCTTTAGATTCCGGCAGCTTGACCCATGTGCCAGACCGACGATACAGGCCCCGGATCTCCCCCGAACGCGCTTCATTGGCTGATACCGCCAGCACGTTTGTTTCGTTAACAACTTGGCCGGTAGCTTTCTGGATGTCTTCGAGGCTGTCGAACACCACCGATTGCTCAGTCGGCTTGCCGTTCTCATAGCCAAACTCAGCAAGGCCCTTGGCGAAGTTTTTACTGGCGTAGTTGTTGCCCAGTGCAGCCATCGTGTTGCGCAGGGCATTGGCTAGTTCATCAGCCTTCTTCTCATCCAGCGCCTGCTTGGCGGTCATGCTGGTGGTGAACTTGAACGCGCCGCCTTTGGGCTTGCCGGTGAACCACCACTCACGTGTGTTATCCACTGTGTAGCCCACCGGGTCTTTACCCATTTGGTCGAACACTTCTTTCGACATGAAGCCGGCGACTTCGGGGCCAGCACCGGGCTTTAGGCCCACCTTCTTGTAGACCATGTAGAAGCGGCCATCCATCTTCAGGTCGCCGTTGCTGTCCTTGAGAAGCCAGTCCTTGAAGCCGTCGAGCGTAGTCTCGTTGCGATGTTGCAGGCCCAGCACGTTTTTCAGCCCACGCACACCGAACGTACCAGTAGCAACTTCTTTGGCGCGGTTTGCGAACAGCAGCGTTTCGGAGAACTTGCGGCCCCGGAAGAAGCGTTGCTCACTGCTGGGCAGCGCGGTGATGTACGCGTCAAACCACTGCTTAACGTTGTCGGCCAGTTGCTTCATCTTGGCCTGATCTTCGAGCGGCAGTTTGCCCAGTGCAGCAGCGTTACCATCCATGTAGTCCATCAGGGCACGAACTTGCTCACCCGGTCGGCGCTCGACAAAATTTGCCAGCACTTCCATCTGCTGATAGCCAGCGTTTTTCTCGAACTTGTACTCATCGAAAAATGCTTTCGTGCCCTTACCCGCGCTGAACTGCGAGTTGATATAGATGAGCATGCGCTCAAGGGTCGGCATCTCCTTGCGGATGTAGGCGGCGACTTTCTCGGTTGCTTCGTTGAACTTCGGCGTGACGTTCTTGTTCCAGCCGATTGCATCGAACAGTATTTTGGTGCTGAGTGCCGCCGGGGCGACCCGCTTGGTGAAGCCGCGATAGTCTTCGGCCGTCACACCGGCAGCTTGTTGGGTGGACTTGTTCGACTGTACCGCTGCTTCAAGCACCTTGCCCTTGTTCTCTAGGCGTTTCTGGGTGCGCGACCGCTCCAGCAGATCCATCGACGCGTTCAGCACATCGGAAGCCAGCGACGGTTTGCCCAGCATGCGACCGATCACGTTCTTAATACCACGCCAGATGCCCTTGGCTGCGGTCAGGAACGGCGAAGTGTCCTCGGTGGACTCCAGTTTCTGCAGGGCCCGGCGGAAGTCGTTCAGGGTCGCGGTATACGACACCAGTTCCAGCACTGCGTCGAGCTTGCGGTTCTTGCCGACCAACTGCTTCAGTACATTCTGAACAGCCAGCGCATCCCCGGTCAGCCCTTCGATCTGCAGGGCGCGATCCAGCGAACGTTCCAGCATTTTGACCGCCGGGTCGTTCGGGTTCTGGTAGACAAACCACTGGGTTGCCGCGTGCAGCGTTTCATGCAGCACCACTTCGGCCGACTGCTCACCACGGTTGATGTAGATGGTGTTGGTCTTCGGGTCGTAGCGAGAGCCGCCTTTGTCCACGAACGAGACGCGCGGGGTGTTGCCGGATTCGATCAGTGCGTCTTGCAGGGCGACAGCCAGCGTCTTGCCGAACGGCGTGGTGTTAAATGTCAGGTACTGCAGTACGCCGAGGATGCCGGTGTACTTGTCCTTGCCGGTGCTGCGCGGGCCCTTGTAGCCTTCCTTGGCAGCCTTTTCTAGCGCCGAGGTAGTGTTGCCGGCTTCTTGTTGCTCGTTTGCGTTGCGGATCTGCTGGCCGCTAACATCAGCGGTATCGATCTCTTCGCCCATGAACACTTCACGCTTGGCAGCGGCCCAGCCCGAGGACAGCGCAACGTCAATCGACTGCAGCGTGGCTAGCGTCTTTTTGCTGGTCTTGCCCGGCTTAGCTAGCTTGCGCTGCACTGCATCTTTCACCACCCGCACAATCGCCTCAACATCCTTGGCGTTGTTGTCCACGTTCTGGCCGGCGGCGAACAGGGCGTTGCTGGCTTCCTTCAGGCGCTTTTCCAGCGCGGTCATGTTGGTTTCGGTGCTCTTGGCGCTGCCGCGCTTTAAGGCGCTGCGCAGGTTTGTGCCCGAGTTGGTAGCCGCATCGATGGCATCGATGAAGTTTCGCAGAGCCTTGACCAGTCGCTGGTCTTTGGCCGGCATGCCTTTGGTTTTCTTTTCGCCTTTGCTCAGCAGCGCGTCACGAATAGCAAGGATGCGCTTGGAACCCAGCATGGGACGGCCACCGACCTTGATGCCTTTGGCACCCTGCACCTGCGCGCCGAGTTCTTCCTTCTCCACCTCGTCCATGATCTGCTTGGCACGGGCATCGTCCAGTTCACGATCTGCCAGTTCGAGGTCTTCTTCGAGGCTGTCAGCCAGCGAGGGAGTGGTTGCTTCGGCGGTTTCGGCGGCTTCTGCAGCGGGGGCTGCAGCTTTCTTTGTAGCTTTCTTCGTCGTTGCAGTGGCTGCCGGGGCAGCCGGTGTTGCCGTAGAAGAAGCACCGGGCGGAGTGGTCACGCCCGGCGAAACAGCGCCGGGGGCGCTGGAGGAGACAACCGGTAGCCCTGCTGACGGTATGCCCTGCGGGCCAGCAAGTGCAAGTCGTTGTGCCTCTGTAAGTCTGCTTGACACACCACGTGGCCCGGACTGTTCGTCCAGCGGCATTCTGGGCGTAGCTCCTGCAGCCATTAGCTGCGCGTCTGTCAGTGTGGTATCAGTAGTGGTGGCTTCGGCCGTGTTCATTGCGGCCGGGCCCTGTGCAAACAGCCCACGGCGAGAGCCTTCTTCCAGACCAGTTGATACCGGGAAGCGCCATACCTGCGGGTTGTCCGGGTCGTTGGCGAACGCGCGCAGCGAAGCCAGCGTGGTGCGGTAGTCGGTGTTGTCCTGTCCGTTCAGCAGATCGGTCGGGGTGCTTTGCAGGGTTTCTTCTTCCGCTTGCAGGAGCGGCTGGACGAATGCGTCGAATTCAGCACGGGCGGCTTCGGGCCCGTCGATGCCAGCTTGTACCCGGCGAATGAAGTCGGCTGCCATCATGCGATCAACCGGGCTGGCGGTTGTATCATCGCGCACCGCAGTCATTTGTTGCAGTTCGGCTTGTGTGTACGAATCTGCCGGGCGGCGCAGGGCGGCGATGGTGCCAACGAGGGAACCGCTCAAGCCACCGATAACTGCGTCACCTCCGGTGTTTTCCATGATCGGGCGACCGGTGCCGACGTTGGTCGCCATGCGCTCCATGACCGACTGCGGAGCTTCTTCGAGGAAGCCTTCGCCAACCAGCCCACGTCCGACGCGGCCATACCATGTACCAGCGTCTTGCAGGATGTCAGCGGCCTCGCCACGCATCAAACTACGGGCGATCATTGTGTCGATGTCGCTGTTGCCCAGCATGCGACCACTCAAACGGCTAACCAGCGCACCACCAGCACCAGCGGCCAGCGCCGGCAAGCGCGAAGAAACGTCCGGATTTTGTTGGGCAATATCAGACGCTACACCGCCAGCGATCACAGCACCTTCGCCCAGAGCGGCAGAAGTACCAGTGCCGACTTTGAGGCCCATGGCCCCCGCGCCTAGTTTTATTCCCTTGCCAGCATAGCCACCTGCAAACATCGACGGGATGGAGCCCACCACGGTCGGCAGCAGTTGATACGGGTTGTCAGCTACATAGCCCAGCGCCGCGCCGGCTTGGTCGAGGAAACCTTCTTCTTTGCGCAGCCGCTCACCTAGTTCGCGCTCTTTACGTTGCTGGTAATCCGATAGCAGGTTCGTTTCGAGATAGTCGCCAGCTTTGTTTAACCAGCCAGAAACTGGGTCGGCAACTTCGTTGACACCCGGCACCATGGAACCAAGCCCCACCAGCCCACCAGCGGCTTTCGGCACCCCCGCAGCAAACTTCACCCCCAGATCGGCAGCGGAACGGAAGAAGCCCGGGCCTTCGTCGCTTGGCGGCAGTTCTTCCGGTAGCGGGAGGGCATACTTGCTGCGGCGCGGGACAGGTTTTTCCCACGGCGCACGCTCAAGGCGTATCGGAATGTTTGGGTCGTTGCTTACTTGGCGAAACGGATTAGGAGCCGTATCGATGTTAGCCGTAGCTTCTCCGTTGCGCGTACGTGCTATGTCACGACGGAGAGAATCCGCCAGTACGCGATCACCCGAGCGTTCAGCCGCAGCGAGTTCTTCTCGCAAAATGCGTTTGCGTTCTTCGTCCCGAGCAAGCTGCTCTTCAGGTGCAATCTGGAAACTAGGAGTAGGCGCTGCATCCCACGGCGCACGCTCAAGACGGATTGGCTTCATAGAAAAACCTGTTAGTTATTGCCGATAAGTCCACGTACTCTTTTGCGTTCTTCTGCTTCGTACCGTGCGCGGCTTGCTTCTTCGTTTTCTTTTCTGCGTGCGGCGGTTTCGGCAGCATCTCTGTCTTTAACGAACTTCGCCACTTCCGGAGTGTATTGCATACGCTTGCCTTCGCTCATTTCGCGCCGCTGCTTCTCGTACTCTTTCTGTAGCTCTGCGCTGCTTACAGTTGTAGTGGGCTTGTCGTTGGCTTTAGGCTCGGCTTTAGGCGCTGCTTTAGGCTCTCCCTTAACTTCCACGAAACCATCACGCCCTTTTTTCGGGTCACCGGTATATTCGTATCTTGTGTAGCCGCCTTTGCCATCGGGCACATCGTAAACCTGCCCGACCTTATACTTCGGTTGTTCGGCACCCAGCCCCCCGCCACCGCCGCTACGGCTACCGCGTGCGGCTTTGATTTCGCCGTCGAGGTCATCAATTGCCAATTGCAGGTCGTTGCGCTGGGTTACGAGCGCCTTATATTCGGGGCTGTTCTTGTTGCGGATCTCTGCAATCTGTCGATCAATTGCATCGCGATCACGCACCAGCCCACCACGCTCCGTTACCAGCGCGCGATACATTGCGGTGTTATTGCCACTGCCCAGCCCACGGGCACCGCCGCTACGGGCGTACTCAGCACGACCATCGTAGTAATCGGTTTGGGCACGGGTCAGGTCATTCTTTAGCAGCGTCTGCGCGATGTTGCCCGGGTTAGTCAGAAACGAATACGCCAGATCCATCGCTTCAGCCGAGTTGCCGACTTCAGGCAACGAGTTAATCACGCGGCCGGCTTTGCCCCCTTCAAGGGTTTCTACGATGTCCAGAATCACCCCACCGTTCGGGCCGGGGCGCTGCACCATGTGGCTTGTCGGGTCGTAGTCCTTGTCATCCAGCGTCATCTTCAGGAACGTGTCAAGGTTGCCTCGCGATTGCATGAAGGCGCGTTTGACTCCGTTACCCATCATGGTTAGCTGCGTGTTATCTACACCAGCGTAGTCAGCCACAATCTGGTTTAGCGACTTGGGCGATACACCGAACTGTCCTGCGAGTTCTTGCAGGTTGCCACGCAGCAGTGACGGATCTTTGGCAATCGCATCAGTCATCGCGATAACGGCTTCGGCATCTTTCTCGCCGCGCTCCAGTGTCTTCAACTGGATGTTCTTGATCTTCTGCCCAAGCTCGAACTCTTTTGCGGCACGCTCTTCTTGTGCAGCGGCAGTGCGCATCTGCTCGGCTTTGATCGGGTCTTCGCGGGCAATGATGTCGGCGTAGCGGTTAATCAGCCCAGCACGCTGCATGGCAGGCGTGAATTCGCCTTCGTAAGTTTTACCCAGATACGAGGTGACTGCTGGGTTGAAGCTTTGTGCTTCACCCAGTTGGCGGGTTAGCGCGCCATAAGCGGCAGTGTTTTCCGGAGCTACGCGAGTAGCTGCCAGATCAGCGGAAAAGTTGCCTTCACCAACCGACAAGCCGCGCTCTGCCGGGGCATAGCGGACAGGAACACCTTCGCCGTAAGCAACACCTTGTCCCAGTTTGCCGCCGCCCAGCCCTTCCGGCACTTGGTAGTATTCGGCATCTGGGGCGCGGGGCGCGGGCATACGACCAAAGTCTGGCGTGTACTCGCCGCGAAGCGGGCCTTGAGCGTAGGTGATAGGCCGCACCTTATACTCGGTCGAGCCGGGGTCGATGCTGATGTCATACATCTTGCGACCTTCAGCGTCGGTCATCTCGCTGTACTTACGAAGCGCATCACCCTGTTCAGCGGTATACTGCTTGAACGGCTTGTCTTTCTGCGCTTCTTCGAACAGGCGGCGGCGTTCCGCGTCCCGGTAGGTGTCAATCCACTGCTTCGACATGTCGGTTCCGGCGCGGAACCCTGCAGCCCATCCCATAGTTACACCTCTTCCATTTCCATGCCGAGCATGGCGTAGTTGACCGCCTTGATGCCGTCATGCATCGTTTCAACAGCGTCCGGATAAACCTTCTCAACGTCTTGCGCCATCACGCCGCGATAGCGTTTGTCGGGGATGTGCGTATAGTTGAACTCGTAGATCGGGAGTCCAGTGCGGAAGTGAGTGCCGACGCGTGTGATGTTTTCTTTCACGCGGATGTCAGATTTAATAGCCGCCGCTCCAAGGTTGCCGCCAGCGCCAAGGATTGCGCCGTACATCTCGCCCTGCGCGTTCATCGCGTTGTTGTACACATTCGCTTGGGTGCCGAGGATGTTATTCAAGCCTTGCATCTGCAAACCGAACCCTTGGCCCATTGTGTTGCCTGCGGCGCTCATGCCTTGCATAAACTGGTTGCCCGGGGCCATGTACGAATTGCCTGCAGCCGTGCCCGCGCCCACTGCGCCACCATAGGCTGCCGTCGATGCGCCTGAGAGCCCACGACCCAGTCCGGTTGCATCCAGCATCCGGGCGTAACCCATCTGTTCGGCTTGTTGGCGGGTGCCTGTCATTGCCCCGGCGCGTTGCGCGGCAAGGGCCAGATTGGCTTGGTTCTGCATCGACGCAAAGCGACCCGAGTTCGGGTTGATGCCCATGCCGGCCATCGCACGCTGAGATGCTTGCTGGGTCTGGGTGAACGCGCGGCCTGCGTCAGCAGCGGCTTTGGCAGCGAGTTGGTTGCGGTACGCTTCGGTGTTGAAGTTCTCGGCACGGCTAACAAGCTGGCGCTCCAGCGGCCGGAACGTGGACTGCATGTAATCGTAGTAGTCCTGTGCCTGCTGCATCTGTTGCTGCTGGGCGGCTTGCTGCTGTTCGGCGATACCCCGCAGGAGCGGAGCCATGTCGCCGTACTGCTGGCGGGCAAAAGCGAGTTGTTCGCGGCCCAGCGCACCCATCGTGCGGGCTGCTTCTTTGCTGGCTGCGGCCAGCGGGCCGTAATTTGGTGCCGGTGCTGATTTGCCACCCATATCAGTTTCCTTTCGGTAGCCACGGGCACTTGTCCGCCCGCATGACTAGCCCCACTAAGTCCGCATTAATCGCGGCATCTTTCATTATGAATTCGATTTCAAACCCCAGCCGCATATCGAATTTTATAATATGTTCTTCGTTCGATGGGACTAAACCGGTTATTCGATTAAGTCCAAGCTGATTAAAACAATAATCGCAAACGACCATGAATAATCGGTACAGCGTTTTATTTGGCTTGTCGATAGCAATATGACAAAATGCGTTGGCTCCGTTAATCTGGTGGATCACCACCCCGGCCACGATTTGCCCGTGCATTTCAACGCCAAACGCCTGATACCCTTCCCACGGCACGCGTTGTGACACCCGGCCAGCTACCCAGTCGGCAACGCGTTCTCTGTCATTTAAAACGAGTTCAGCCATGCGGGGTGTATAACATAGCGTTAATAGGCTGTAAAGGTCACGCCGGGGGCACCGGCCATATTACGTCCAACGGAAAACCGGATTGCTTGGTTATGTCGCGCAGGGCTTGCCGATAAGTCTGCCACTGGTTGTACAGATCGTCGCCGAGCCGAGCCTTGGCCGACAGGGTGTCTGTCCAGTCGGAGTCGATCAAAAGTTGCTCGCGCCGCTCGCGCGTGAACTCGGCGTAGAAGTCATATTTTCTTTGCGTGTCTTCTACCCACTGTCCGTTAACCCAGCTACAAAAACGGCTGGGGGGCGGATCACGCTGTGCAACAACATACACACCATCTTGTTGTTTGATGTAGTTAGTCCGCGTATCTGCTACGGTTCCTTCTATATAGTCTTGCCCCGGTGACAACTGCTGCTCAATCTGTTGTTGCGGGTCTAGATCGGATTTATAGAAATAGACAATCTCGCCATTGGCTGTGTCGAAAATAATGTAATCCATGTTATCTCCGATACAGAACTACGCTGATAATCGCCGAGTAAATATCGAGTAACGTAGAAGTGCTATTGTTCGAGTACACCACAGTAGAGGTATACGTCTGTCCTTGCGCAACCTGTGCTGCATAACCCCAGTTGAGGAAGTAGTCTGTATAAGAACCTGACCCCATAACACTACTGGCGGCGTTGATGACAATGTTTGCGGGGTTAAAGTTTCTGGCGTTAGGGCTAGTCGTGCCGCCCGTTCGGTTTGTTTCCAGTGTGATCAAAACCCGTCGCGTCGATCCGGCGTAGTTAGTGACGTTGACGTTAAAGCTAACCACCGCGATCAAGCTCGCAGAAGATAACCCGGGGATGGAAGGCACCGACCAGTTCAGTGTAAGAACCGGCTGGTCACTTACGTTGGTCGATAAACTCATCAGGCTGGGAAGTGCGATTGACTGTAACGAAGTAATCTCGCCCAGCAGCCGAGGAGCGAATGCCTGATCGGCAATATAGGTCGTTGCATTAGCCGAAGAAAACCCGCTGACCGTCGCCAGCGACCCCTGCCCCGCCACGGAAGCTGCCGTGTTGTTGGCCGTAACGTCACCAGCCAATACCCAGCCCGAGCCATTGAAGTAATAGGTCGAGTTGTTGCTGGTGTTAAACCACACATCGCCGGTCTGCGAAGTAGTGGGCGACGGCGCAGAACTCTGCCTGAACACCACGTTGCGCGTTGCATCGGCCGGGGGCTTGGTGCCGGTAATCACCGAGTAGTTAATGTCGCCCGACGCAATCGTCAGGATGTTCGAGGCGTTATAGACTTCCAGCGCCGAGCCAGTCCACTGAATGCGTGCACCAGCCGGGTTGCCCACCCGCCAGCGGTAGGTGCCTGACACATCCCCAGAAAAGAGGCCCGTGCCCGTGGCGTAAGCGGTGGCCGTGCCACCCAAAAGCGTACCCGTCACCGACAGCGCCGAGCCATCCCACGTTACTTGGTTGCCGCCCGGCGTGCCAACGCGAAACTTGTAGGTTGTTCCATCTAGCCCTGAGAACAAGCCAGTGCCGGTACTGTAGGCAGTGGCGTTGCCGCCGAAGATGCTGCCACGAATGACCGCTTGGGCGAATTCAGCACTGCCGTTGGCATTGATCCGCCAGCCAGAAACGCCGGTCGAATAGCTTTGTGACTCAATATACGAGCCCACCTGCATCGCGCCAGCAGTGATCTTTGTTGCACTGAGGTCGCTGATCTTGGCGTTGTCTACCGCGAGGTCTTGTATCTTCGCCCGGCTGATTGTCGCATCGGCAATCCACGCCTGTTTGATATACGTGCCGGCCGGCACCGTGACACCGTTGATAACAGTCGGATTATCGACTTGGAAGAACGGCGCAGGGCCCGTAGTGCCATACTCCTCCGACAGCACTTCAATCAGGTAGTCGGGGTCTTGGCTGGTCTGGCCGAGTGTGCCGGCAGTGGCGTTGAACGGGCCCGCCGTGTCGAGCTTGTTGACGAACCGAATCCAGTAGTAGCGGGTAGCTCCGGTGCCAAGGTTGTGCGAGAAGATGTTGCCATCGGTAGAGCCCACCAATTCTTTCAGGCTGAAATCATCGACGGGAGCCGCCCACACCTCGGTGTATGCATGTCCCAGATAATCAGGAGCGGCCCACTCAAGGATGACGGTGGCAAACGCACCGGTTGCAGTCAGCCCTCTGGGCAGGTTAGGTGTCTCAACTCCGTTCGGTGTCGGCTCGGTAATCGTGCCGTTGGGCGTAGTGCCGACAATGCCGCCGCGCTTCAACTCGCTTAGCGTGACGAACCGGTCTTCCCCGCCGCTACCCATGTACTCGCGTACACGGTCAAGGAAGTTGCGCAGATCCGCCGGGATCTGCGACACGATACGCGGCAGGCTACGCATTAGCCAGTTCCTCCATCGACTGCGCAACGGCTACCGAGAACACCTGCGATGTACCTTCCAACTGCACCTGCCAGTCGCGGCCGACTTTTACCGGCAAGCGGAACGGTGCGCGGCTGGTGACAGTAGCGGTGTAGTACGGCGTAGTCAGGTCATCACAGTAAAACTTAACCGTCAGCGGATAAGTCTCGGCTTCGATCTGGGCGCATGTAAAGCCCATCACTTGCGGCATCGTGAAGACCTTTGAGCGCCAGACATAATCCAGCATCGGGCCGTCGAGCCAGCGCCGTATCGACTTGTCATCGAACGTCAGGAACAACTGGTCGCGCTGCAGGTCGTTGTAGCCCGCGTTGGCGTAGATGTCATGGAAGATGAACTGCCCGGAGATCATGTCGTAGATGAAGCCGCCCTGCACCGTGCCTGTGTCGTAGAACGCCACATACTTCATGTCATGCTGGTAAGCATGGATCGATGACGGGTTAAGTTCCTGCCACTGCGCCCGAGTGAACATGTTCTCGGTGATCATCTGCGATCCACTCGAAGACAGCATGACCAGACCATCGGGGCTGGCAAAGAACACGCGGCCGCTGATGCCGACGATGCTGCGCTTGGATGCGCACGCCTGCTGGATGTCGGACTTGACCACCACCATCGAGTCCGGGTGTGAGCCTTGGATGAAGTACGGCACCCCGGTAGTCAGCGCCACCAGCGTAGTGTCCATGCGGCCCAGCCCAACGATGGGGTAGTCGAGCGTCTGCACATAGTCTTCCGGCCATGCATGCGGATAGAACGGCTGGCAGAAGTACACATCGCGACTGACAAAGCCGGCCATCATGCCGTTGGGCAGGTTGATCAAACCCTGCAGGGTGTTCGGCGGCGGGGCCCAGTTGGCAACGGCCATTTCCTCAGACAAATCGTCCGGGGCCTTGGTGTCGGTGTACTCGGTCTGGTTGGCCGGGATCTCATCAACGAACAGGTACACGCCGTTGACAGCGCGGTAAATGCGCCGCGCAGTGACTTGGTAGATCTTGTCCACGTAGTACACGCCAGAGACAAGAGATGCCTGCTGGAACTTACTCAATAGCACCGACTGCCCATTGAATACGTCCACTGCCAGCGACGGTGCGGCCGGGCCGCTCTCGAACTCGCGCTCTGCGACTTTGCTCACCCATGTATAAGTGTAGACACGTGTTTCAGCCACGCTGGCTTCGTTCTCCGAGCCGACTGCCGATAGCGTGAAGTAAGTGTTGTTCGAGGTGGTCGGGTACGTACCTGCACGCAAGCGCAGGCTGGAACCGGTGGTGGCGGTTGTCCGCAACATAATCGCGGAGTTATCGCTACTGATAGACTCGGCAAACACCCCCTCGGGTAGCGTAAAGAACAGCGATTGCGTGTCGTTGATTTTGGTAATTGTCTCGGTGCCGCCGACCGTCAGGGATACGTACTTGCCCTTGATGTAAGTATCGAACTCGGTTCTGGTCAGGAAGACATACGAATACGCAGATGCGCTGACATTACCGGCGGATTCTTTGGTCAATGTTTTTTCGTCCGCGTCGTACTTGTCCACGATGACGGCGATCTGGCCGCTGAATGCGCTGCCAATGGTCTTGCCGTAGTTGGTCGCGTTGGGCCGCAACACCACAGTCGTGCCTACTACTTCTACTGACAGGTTGCGTCCGGCAGTCTTCCAGTTCGCCTCGATGACGGCCTTCACATCGGCTGCGGAAGTAAACGGGGCGCTGCGCGTTATGTTGAGCAGTTCAGTCAACGTGGCAGACGTAGGCTGAGTAGTAAGGATGCGAAACCGCGTGAATTTTCCGGCAGGCAGATTGGAGCCAATAATCCCCCACTGGTCGGCCGTCATGAAGTAGATCGGGTTTTGCAGGCCAGAAGCGGTGTTGTTTTTGGTGGCATCGTCCCATGTATAGGTAAACGTACCGGTGGTGTTGTCCGTTGTGGCGGTGCTCTGGATGCCCCGGAAGATGATGCTGGCGTTGGGGCCGACGGCCGTGGTCTTGATTACCACCTGCAGAGTATCGACGGTAGCCGTCAACGCAAGCCCGGCAGCGTTAATCTGCGCGGCAACATAAGTGGCGCGGCTGGTGGCCGGCAGCGCCGACAAAGAAATCGTGGTGTAGTTTGTGCCGCCATCCAAGCTGATCTGGCAGCCGTTGGTGGTCAGGTTCGCCAGCGCAATTGCATCCAGCGTCAGTTCGGCCGCAAACTCTTCGGTGTTATCGAAGCTATTCGGTGTTGCGTCTAGCGGCGCTGTCGGATTCGGCACTCCCAGCGGGATGTTTCCAGCAGGGAATGGAGATGAAGCCAGTGCCAGCGAGTTGTAAGTCGCCTTCGGGATATCGTCGCCCGTGAAGAACGTCCACTCCACCGGGTCGCCAGCGATCTGCCCACGGCATACATCGACCTCACGATCCCACGCAAACCAATAACGTTCGTCGTTATCAAGGTCTTGGCCGAACCGGTAGATGGTTTTCAGCGCCGCGCCGGGGTTGGACAGTGTAGTGACAGCTTGTGCGGTTACGTCAGCCAGTGGCACCAAGGGGCCCGAGAACACCGGGCAGTTGATGGCAGTCTGAGCCTGAGTATCTTGCAAATAGCGTGGCGGAGTTTTGGGTGATACGCCCCCAAACGACTTAATTGTGAATGCAGCCATGGCGATCCTTTATTTACCAGCACCCCATGTGATGCCGGTTTTCATCATGAGGCCGGAACCCATTAGCCCGAGAGCGATAATAATCGCCCAGATTAAGCCCTTCTTCATTAACTCATTGCGAAGATCCTGCCAAAACCGGGTCTGGGCTTTGGCCGCAGCGATCATTTCTTCGTGATACCGGCGGTGTCCTAGCGTATCGACATTACCAAATTCGTCTTCTGGAAACGCGCTTTTGATTACTCGGAGGTCGGCAATAACCTGTTCGAGTTGTGTTTCTATATGGTTTAGCGTACGCTCGCTATTATCAACCCGAGGTTCCGACATAATCAGACTCCGCTTTCATCATTTTAAGATTAGCGGTGATTCTAGTATCCGCAGGAGCCATTTTAGCGGCAGTTTCGCAATAAGCAATAGCCTCGGCTTTTTTACCAAGATGCCAACTAGCGATAGCCGCCAGATCATATAGCGGCTCTTCCCAGACGCGCGGGTCACAGGTATAAACTAACTGCTTGTCCTTTACCTGCAAACCTTTTTCGGCCGCTGTTAAACAACCCGTCCAATCCTGTCGGCGGTACAGGGCTTGGGCCAGATCGTGCCACGGCTCCCGAGTATTCGGCGCTTCGGAGCAAGCTTGGTAATACCAGTGCAGGGCTTGTTCTGGCGACTGTAGCGCGTCATACGCCTGACCCAAGAGGCGCATCGCATAGCACCGCTCGTTAGCCCAGTTTGCCTGCGGGTTATCCAGATACTTGTGCAGGGCAACCACGGCTTCGCCCCACTTGCGGTAGAACGTCAACTCCCGCGCATAATAGAAGGCATTGCGGGGGCAATGCGGGTCTTCAGTAACCGCCAGCTTCAGCAGATCCAGATACTGGCCGCGCGATTTGGTCGGATCCGGGTGGTGGGATACCAGCAGCATATCGGTGTGCGCCCAGACCTCAGTGATGCGGCTGTCAGCACGCGGGTATTCATGGCACGGGTGGTGCCAGTGGTAGCCGTGGCGGGCATGGATCTTCTCGTAGTAGAAGCGAATGCCGCAGCCCCAGTCAAACTTGTAGCGCAGGCGGGTGGTCTTCTCTGTCCAAACCCGTTCAATTTCTTCGCGCCAGCCGGGCTCCAGCACCTCGTCCAGATCCAGCGAGATACACACATCGTAATCGCGCGGGATAAGCGCCAGCGCCGCGTCACGGGCTTTGTCAAAGCGCCACGGGGTAATGCAGATATTGTAGGTTTCGACGTTGGGATACTTGCGTGCGCGTTCGACGGTATCGTCGGTAGAGCCGGTATCGGCGATTACGATCAGGTCAGCTTGGGCGGCGGATTCACAAAAGCGGTCAACAAACTGGGCTTCGTTCTTGCTGATGGCGTACACGCAAATCTTCATCTATCTTCCTATTGTTATTGTCGCAGCGCATTGTACGCCGCTTCACACTTGGTCAATTCTGCGTCGAGTCGGGCGGCATCGGCAGCGTACCCTGCAAGAAATTCTGCATCTCCTTTTGCCAGTTCCGCGCCGGTCGTTCCAACACAAGCGGGGGTGGGCTCGGGCACTTCAGTACCGGGGCAGAAGACGGCGGCAACGCGTTCGGGGCGCTTGCGCAGGCTGTGAACAAGGGCAGCATGGCGCTGGTTAATAGTAGCGACTTCCTCATTGCGTTGCTCCTGCGCGTTGGTCAGCGAGATAATGTACGAGCGTTCCTTCTCGCGATAATCCTTCTCGGCGTTTAGTGCAAGCTCCTGCAGTTTTTGCATTTGCTGGGAATGCTGCTGCACGATTTCGCCGATCTTATTATTCAGCCGCCACCCTTGGGTTTTCCAGCCGCCAGTAAAACCGATTAATCCGGCAGCAATAGCTATTGCGATATACCGATACATTGGTTGTACTCCGCATTTCGTCGTTTAGTTAACCCAGCCAGCGGCTTACCCCCGAATTTATCCCATTTCAAAATTTCTCGGCAGGCCCCTTCATAATCAAGGGAGTTTAGCTTTTTTGCTAACGTCGAACGACAAAACGCGCCTTCGCCAATATTATAGGTAAGGGAAACATATGCATCGAACTCATACGAATGCATGGGCACAGGCGCGCAGCGTTTAACTGCCCGCTCAAACTTCGACGCGTCATCCAGTAGCCGCACCAGCGCGCGCTCAACCGTGATCGTGTCACCGGGTTTAACGTTCTTGGTGGTGCCAAACCCGATTGTGTGAACGTCGCCTTTGACTGGTACATACGCTTTGGGCTGGAAGCCTTCGTGGATCGCAATGCCAATCAGGGTGGTCGCCGTTAGTGACAACGCGGCCGACGCTACACGCACTCGGTTCATCAGATGTCCTTTTGCGCGACAATGCGCGCGATGAACGCGGCACCCACAGTCACTCCTGAAAGAGCAGCGAAGGTGCCGCGCGGGATCACATCAGCAAACAACGGGAGTACCACCTCGGCCGCAGACAGCGCCCCGGCCAGCAGCATGAATCGCACTGACCACGCCTTGCGAACGATCTCCCGCCAGTTGTCGTACAACTTCACAGTCGCCCATCCTTCAGTAGCTGGTTTTTCATGCGCTGGTTTTCTTCATGCAGGTCGCGCACCATCAGCGTGCAGTTATCGACCGCCGACTTCAGGCTGTAGAACTGCAAGCGGATAGCGTCGATCTCTTCGCGCTCAAACGTCACGCTGCCGTCCTCATGTGGCGTAACCGCCCATGAAACAGTTGCGAGGCCAAGGGACAAACCAAGGATGAACTGCTTCATAAGGCACCTCCTAGTGTGGCGGTTAAGGATTACAGGTCTTGGAACGGCGCTGCCGGCGACGGTTACGGCACTCCAACTAAAATCATGAAGCCGCCGCCGCCTCGCCCGTCATAGGCGGAAGTGACGCCGACAACATATGATCGGTTGCCACCACCGCCACCACCGTGGAAGTTGGCTGCAGCCACGCCATTAACTGTAGGGCGAATGCCGCGACCCGCGCCGCCGCCCGCACCCGTGTTGGAGTCTTGCGCCGTGCCATAGCCCCCGCGAGCAAGTTCAATATTTTCCGGTGCAGCATTGCCTGACGCTTGCGCAGTACCTGCGGCACCCCCGGTGCCGCCAGTAAACGATATGGTGAGCCCGCCAGAGTAGGTGAACGTCCCAACGCTAATCGTGCTGCTGCCGCCCGTGCCGCCCGTTTTGCCGCCAAGGTGCCCGCCACCGCCACCGCCACCCGCACAGGCGTTTGTGACACTGGTGCCGTTGGTTGCGTTGGTACTTGGGTTTCTTGTCCCGCCTGTGCCGCCTGCGCCCCCCGCCACGCCTGTTCCGGTGGCTACTGTGCCTCCCGCGCCACCGCTGCCGCCCACGGAAGTGCCCACGGCACCGCCACCGCCACCGCCCAACGATAGAAGCGTTGTGCCTGATCTGACCAGCGTTGTCGCCGTGCCCGCACCGCCGGCGGTGCTGACGTTGGTGCTGGCAGCAGCGCCGCCGCGCCCCACGGTGTAGTTGATGACCTGACCGGACGAAACTGCTATCTCAAAACCGGTAATCGACGCTGCGCCGCCGCCGCCGGCTCCGCAACCGTTGTCATTTTGCGGGACGTACCCGCCTGCGCCGCCTCCTGCGCAAGCAAACACCACCAGTTTTGTAATGTTGCTGGGTATCGTGATCGAGCCAGTGACATCTGAGGTGATCGAGGTGTTGTACGACTCCAAGAGCAGCGTAGCAGAAGAGGGAGTCGCACTATTGCTTGCGGCACTGCTGGCCGATGTTCCTTGCGAAGAAGTAGCGGTGACTGTAAACGTATAAGCGGTGCCGTTTGTTAAGCCAGTTACCGTGATTGGAGAAGCCGTACCAGTGGCGGTTATGCCACCCGGAGAAGACGTAACGGTATAGCTTGTAATCGGCTGACCTCCGGTATCGGTGGGGGCGGTAAAGCTGACAGTAATTGATGTTGCGCCTGCGGAAATGGCGGTGCCTATCGTCGGCGCGTTTGGTACGGTCAGCGCCTTGGGCCACAAGTTTGCACCTCGCGCTTGCGTTGCATCATCAAGCGACCACATTCCGCCGGCAGCGCCCGTGTAAGCGGTGCCCGAAGTGGAAGGCGCTACGGAGGAAATAATCCCGCCCCTGTACCGCTGGCTCATTAGCTGATCTCCTCGTAGCTAACCAGAAAAGCGATTTTGCTTGCTGTGCCGCTAGTAACCACAAGCGAGCGGTCTTCCTCCAAATAAAACGAAGTCGATTTATCTGACACGATAAGTGAGGCGTTGGCCGGCACAGGGATCGTGGATGCAATCGAGGATGAAGTGCCAGTACCTGCCGCAGCACTGTTAATCGCAACACTGACACTTACAGAGTTAGAACCATCGACATTAGCAGCAGTAACAACATTGACCTTAAACACCTTGTTGCTGTTGGCAGGGTTTGCCAGTAGTACGTTTGCCGTATTGTTTGCTGGCGTCAGCGTGGCTGTCTTTCCGGTGATCGTGCTGACGTTAACGATATTAGGTGCTGCCATCTCAGCCTCCAAAAATTAGAGCCATTGCGATAGCCCGGCCGGTTGATACGGTTGCGCCTGTCACGCCCACTGCGTCCCATGAAGCGCCGTTCCAGCGCCATGTGCGACCGTTGTAGGTGTAAAGCTGGTTTACTGTCGGGCTTGCCGGGAAGTCGATCATTCGCTCACCTCTTTCGGTTGCACGGCGACTGTGTAGACCACACCGTTGTCGATGTACGGCTCGACCGGCACCAGTTGCTCAGTGGCGGGGTCGTAAGGCTTGTTGAACGACACCGGCATCACGTTATGCTCTGCCATGAAATCGGCATCCGGGCCGTGGGGCGTGAAAGACGTATCGGGGAACAGTTCGCGGTAGTCGCCGATCTGCCAGACCGTGTTTTCGTTTACTCGGGCAATGAACATGGTGTCTCCTTACTGATCGGGGAAGGGCAGCGCGGGTGGCGTGAAGTTGGCGACATAGCGGGCAACGCCTTTAGTCACTCTAAAATCATCTATGTAACCGTTGATGCGCGTGTTGGAAGTTGAGCGCGGCAGTATGCCAATTGAACAGCCGCCTGCAAGAAAATCAGTCGAGCTAGTGCCTGATCCTGTAAGAACGCCATTTACAAATATCCGCATGGTTGTGCCGCTTCTCGTAACGGCAACGTGGTTCCATGTGTTAGCCGTCAGTGCGGTTGACGAAGTGACTTGGTACGCGCTCCTGTTTCCTGCAAGCGGAATAAGAGAGCTATTAAGGGTGAAGGTGAAAGTTGAATCGACGTTTGTCTGCGCGCCAACTTCTGTCGAGTATATGGTGCCGTACAAATCCGAATTGAACGGATAGAGCCAACACTCCACGGTAAAGTCGCCGGTTCGGAATTCGTTGGCAAGCGCGGACACTGAAAACAAATACGAACCTTGGGGTTGATTTATCGAGCCAGTGCCAAACTTCTTTTCAACAGTAGCTATCGACTCGCTGCCCACCGTCTCCAAGACGTTCATCGCGGCGTTGTCGTAAATCGCGCCGTTGGTGAAGTTCAGCAGCAGGCTGGTGTTGGTGATGGCAGTGACGGGCGCGGCGGGTGGCGTGAAGGCTGCGGTGTAAACGGCGGTGCCTTTGACGATTCGGAAATTTGCAACATACCCAGCAAACGGTAGGACATCGGTTGCATTGTTAAACCCCAGTCTTGGCGGGAAAGTTACATCCGTAAAAGACGAAGGCATGCCGGTAAGGGTAATATCCAAAACGCCGTTCAAGTAGCCGGTTATTGTGGTGCCCGACTTGACTAGTGCGTAATGATTCCACGAATTAAGGGGAAAAACACCCGGCCCTATTGCTGTGCTCGCCCAACCAGAATTACTCGCATTTGCAATCAATGGTCGGACATTATTAGTGGACTGCAAATCGATTCGCACGCCGCCAAACGCGGTTCCTGAATCGTCCTTTGGCATAGAAAAGATTGTAGCAGTCGTGCTGTTTGTCTTATAAAACCAAAACTCAATAGTAAAGTTTGAACTTTGAAAGTTTGTCGTTGTGTTTGCAGGGTAAGTCAAACTGTCGCCTGTACCATCAAAGTACGCACTGCCCCCCTCCGTCGCCGGCAGATACGCTGCGGTAGGCGCAAACGGGCTGAACTTCTCGACACGCACATCGCCGTTGCGGGTGATGGTGAAGTTGTTGCTGCTGGCATCGCGCAGCCGGTTGCTTTGGCAAGTGAGCAGGCTGGTGCCTGAGACTGCGGTCAGCGGCGTGGTCGAGGGTGTGAAGTTGGCAGTGTATAGGGCGGTGCCTTTGACGATTCGGTAGTTCGACAAGTAACCAAAATAATCAAAACCGGCGGTGTAGTTAGAGCCAATCCTAGCAGCCCATGTGCTGCCCAAATCATTTGACACAGTTGCCGTACCAGAGGCAGCGCCGTTGATAAAAAACGTCAGCGTTGTGCCGCTTCTTACAACAGCAATATGCGTCCACGTATTTAGAGTTACGGTGCCCGTCGAATAGACAAACGTGTTTGCCGGGCCGATATACGCGCCCACCTTCAAATCTGAGAACAAACGAACTGCGAAGCCCTCAGCGAGCGCTCCAGACCGCAAGTCCAGCAATGTACCGGGGCCGTTTGCCGGGTTAGACGTTGGGAACACCCAGCACTCGAACGTAAACTCCCCCGTCCCAAAACCAAAGCTGGTCGAACTAGCAGTGGTTAAAAAATCCCCGGCCCCATCAAAGAAATTCGACCACCGATCTCCGAACGGCGACAGCGACCCCTGCGTGGTATTGCCGTTGCGGGTGATCGTGAAGTTGTTGGTCGAGCTATCGATGAACGTGTTGTTCTGCGCGCCGTTCGTGCCGTCGCCGTGCAGCAGCAAGGTCACATTCCGAAAATTCGGGTCACTTGCTACTGATGCCCGTCCTGATTTCTTAGATGCGAACATAATTAGACCGTGTAGTTCTGGCCGACGGTTACGCCGTACCAGTTCGTGCCATCAGAGAAGAAGCTGAAGATGTCCTGCCGGCTGGCCGTGCCCGTGATCGTCGGTGCCGTGCCGCCTGCCCAGCGCACGGTGTTCCAAGTCACGGAACGCGACCCGGTGGCATCCTGTCGCAAGAACAGTAGGAACGATTTTCCCGCCTGCGCGGTGGGCATCGTGATCGTGCAGTTGGCGGTCAGCGTGATGATGTCGAAGGTGCCGTTGGCAACCGAGAGCGTGATGGCCGAGCCGCTATTGGCAGTGAACACCGTTTCGGTGACATCGACCACCAGCAGCGCGTCGGCGCTCTGGATTTCCTGAACGGTCGAGCCGTTGGTCACAAGGGGGTAACGATCAGGCATGGTGTCCTCAATAAACAGGTACGTTAGTGGTCGAGCCGCTGCGCGTGGTAATTGCCAGCATGCCCGCAGCAATCGAAATCTGGCTCACTGTCCCGGCCCTGACCGTGATCGGCAAGAAGCGCGCACCGACTGCCGGCGACGAAGCATTGACCCACTGGCTACCGTTGGCATCAGTGATGTACACATACTCAATGCCAGCGTCGGAATCAAACCAGCGGTCGCCCATAGCAGCAGTGGCCGGTGGTGTGGTCGAGAAAGTGTACGCGCCCGAGCCGCCGCCCCCTGAACCAGCAGGGCCCGTGGGGCCGACAGCGCCCGTGGGGCCGGTCGGGCCGGGGACAGTGGAAGCTGCGCCTTCGGCACCTTGCGCACCTGTGGGGCCCGTGGGGCCAGCGACTGTCGAAGCCGCGCCTGTTGGGCCAGTTGGGCCAGCAGAACCTTGCGCACCCGTCGGGCCAGTCAATCCAGTCGCACCCTGCGCGCCGGTCGGGCCCGTGGGGCCAGCTACACCTGCTGTACCTTGAGCGCCTGTGGGGCCCGTAGGGCCAGCGACTGTCGAATCAGCACCTTGAGGCCCCGTGGGGCCAGTCGCACCAGCCGCCCCGGCAGCGCCGGTCGGGCCCGTCGGGCCTGTTGCGCCATCAGAACCAGCGGGGCCTGTAGGGCCAGCGGGGCCTGTCGGCAAAACAGCGTTGTACAAATTCCACGCAGTGCCGTCCCAACGCCATACCCTGCCATTGAAGGTATAGGTCTGGCCGACTGTCGGATTACTTGGAAAATTCATGGCTGTCCTACCGTAAAGACAGAGCGGTTAGCTCCGTACAAAATCTTGAGCGCACCGGCTGCGCCAGACGCGCTGCTGCCGTTAGTCGTTCCATTAGCTGTGCCGCCACCGCCACCGCCACCGCTTGCGCCTCCTGCGCCGCCAGCCATTCTTTCTACCGTAGTGCCTTCGTTAAGCGCACTTGCCCCCGCTGCGCCGCCATTGGAACCTGTGCCGCCAACTGTGTCCGCACCGGCCGTACCAATCGTCGCGCTGGTGTTGCTAATCGAAGTGCCACCGCCACCACCTGCGCCACGGAAAAAACCCGTACCGCTGTTAGCTGCCCCTTGCCCGCCGCGACCACCAGTTGCTCCGGTAAACGTGCCGGCTGAACCACCCCCACCACCACTGTAAGGGCTATCAGAAGTTCCATACTGCCCGCCTGCTTGCCCGTTGGCAGCAATGTAGGCGTAGCCTGCGGAGACAATCGATGCAGCGACTGAAGCAGTGCCACCTGCCCCTCCGGGGCCGGGGTAGGAGCCGGTATAGCCGGGGCGAGCCCCACCACCCGCAAAAAGCAAATCTTGCGTGCCGCGCTTGATGGCGGAACTCCCGCCGCCAGAGGTTACGCCGCCTGCGCCTACGACTAACGACAACGTTTCTCCGGGTGTGACGGGTATAGCATTCGCAGCAGCTAACGCCCCGCCACCGCCACCGCCACCGCCTACAAGATTACCTGTAGGGCCGCCGGCTCCACCGCCACCAATCACGGCGGCGTGGATAAAGTAGACGTTGGTTGGCACCGTCCAGTTACTGTTGCTGGATGCGGTCACAGTCGCAGTAGGCACTTCACGCCCTAGCGATGACGCAATTACGGCAATGGCGCAGGCGGCGGTCATCCTAACCCCGCTCCAGCTACAACAAAGACGGTCGGTGATACCACCAGCACAGTAGCCCAGCCGCGTGCGGTCA